TTTAGCCAAAACTTTGAAGTCAGCGATAAAGTCGTTCATCTTTTTGGAAAGTTTAACGAAAGGTTTAGACTTCCTAAACATAACGTCAGATTCCATAACAGACTTATCAGATGTTTCTAATTCCCTTGAAAGAACGGCTTTCCTATTTGGAGTTTCTTTCAAAGCCTTGATGATATCCTGAACTTTCCGTTCAAGCATAGTTTCAAGTCCTTTGTTTTCTTCTTCCTCTTTTTCTTCGGTTTCGCCATCAGCGAGGGTATAATTATCCTCTACTTCTACGACTGTGCCATCTGCTTTTTTGATTTTTTTCATTCTATTGTCTTAATTCTTTTAATAATAACTCGCAAAACTTATCAAACATAATCAGCAACCTTTCCGATGTGCTTTTCTGCTTGACATTTTGCTTGCGACCTTTGCTATCATTTAGAGAAACTGTCTTGCTGGGATTTGACTCCCTTAGGGCAGTTATAGCACTCTCTATGTCCGATAGCCTTTTTTCAAAGTTTTTTTTCTCATCTTCTTTCTCTCCCTCTTCTTTTTTAGCAAGCGATCCATCTTCTTTCGATATTTCTTCTAACGCTTTCGTGGCGAGAGCCAAATTCATTTTCTTTGACGTCATCAAAGCACTTGCTAACGCTGGAACATTTACCCAACTTACTTCTAACAATTCTTGTTTTGTAAAATGGTTTCCTTCTTCCCTGTAAAAACCTTTCTCTTGATAATCTTTTATTTCAATATCTGTGGCGTGGCGATACATTTTATTCTCTATCTCAATGTTTCCTCTTTTGTCTTCCACTAAAGGCATAAACCCTACGCTTACAGCATTTAAGAAACCTCCCGTTACCAGCTCTTTTATCTCTTGGGCGAATTGAGTATCAGCGAAGTGTCCTTTTATCATCAATTCTTTCTCCCCCTCAACCCAAATCTTGTCAGCCTTAGCAATAGGCGGTTGCCATTGGTCGTGAGCCCATAGCATAACAGGGTTTTTTTTATAGTTTGTTAGATACCAACCTTTCGGATCAATGGTATCTCCCAATCTATCAACTTTTCCCGAAGAGGCAATAACCTCAAACAATCCGTCTGATTCCCCTTCTTTAACTGATTTTACCACTGCATCTAAAAACAATTTCATTGATTTTTCCTTAGATTATTTTTTATTCTTCTACAACTGGAAGTATAGCACACCTACAATTTATAATATCTTCAGCATCTCCTCTTGGGTCGCCAGGAAAGAGAAGTCCATTTGAAAATTCCTCATCTATGCCGACCACCTCTCCATTCAGTTCAGCGTGTTCTTCTCTTACTCTATCATCCATTGTAGCCAACCATTCTTTTTTTTTAACTACTCCTAATTGCTTGTAAGCTTCAATATCCGCTTCATTGCTTACGCTGATTACTTCTGTTCTTGCTATCATTTTACATCCTGAATTTTTTCTAACCTTGAAAACATCTGCTACTCTTTGGCTAAGTTCTTCTATTCCCTCTCCATCATTTATTCCTTCCGCCAATGAAGCGTTGAGCTTGTCAGCTGTTGTATCGTTTACTCTTTCGGAAAACTTCTCTCCTTTTTCATTTATGAATTCTTTTATTCTGTCTGTTATTCTGAAATTATTGACACCGATTATCTTTAAAGCCCTATCTCCTCTCTTGCGGATTATCTCTCCTAAGACAGGAATTGATACTTGAGCAAAAATTGTCTTTTCAGTTTCCCAGTCCACTATATCGCTAACTGATTTAGTAATTCCTTTACTTGAAATATACGAGGATAACGATTCCTTAAATCTTTCCTCTTGTCCTTCCATTAGTTTCCTTACTACTATTCTAAATACTTTTATATCGCTTGACAATAATTTATCGTGTTCGTTCCAAAACATTTTTTTTTGGGCAGTTGTGAAAACTTTTCTCTGCTTGATAAACATTTTCTTCAATGTATCCTTCAATTCCATTTCTAATTTTAATTGTCTTTTCTTCGGAAGTATTTTTCTCTTCAAAGCTTCTTGTTCTTTTTCTTCTTTAAATTTTTTGTAAGCTTTCTGGCTCATTCCTTTTATCCTTAAATATCCTTTAGTAACATCTTGGTCTATCAGCTGATTTGCTTCTGAAAGTGGAACATTCATAACAGGAACGTAAATATCATCTCCCCCGTCCATTGGCGGTAATCCTTCTAAATTTCTTATTTCATTTATTGTCCGCCAAGGCATTCCACCTTGTCCTAAGGAAGCTTGATACTCTTTAAGAACTAACTCTCTATTTTCTGGCGTGGGGTCTTCAAAATCTAAATACAAATTTGAACCAAATTCAGGAACTAAAAATTCATTTAGCGATTCAATAATTGTCTGAATTTTTGGCTCAATGGTTTCTGACAGGAAAGTGTAAATTTGAGCTTCTGCTTCAGCTCTGTTCATTCCCTGCATCCCGAGAATAGATTTCGGAACGCCAAAAGCTGATAAAATTTGAGCGGTTGAAACTTCATCTAATTTAGCGAAGTCCATTTCTCTTTGAGTTTCAGTCAAATTCTTATAATCTATTTCTCCTTCAGCGACAAAAGTTTTGTGAGAGTTGCTAACTCCTCCGAATTTTTCTTTCCATTGCTTTTCTAATTCATCTATCTCTGATTTTTTTCTTGAACCTTTTAACATCAATATCCCGTCAGGTTTTGCTTGGTTGTAAAAAAAGTTCTTATTCCAACGAATAGCAAAAATTGAACTCTGGACAATTTCCATTATTGCCTTGACTGTCGGTAAACCATACAAGAAACTTTTAGGATTTACTTGCTTAAAGTGTATAATATCTTCTGTCGCAAAAGATACTGTCGTTCCATCTAAATTCTGATAAACATATCCCCCTACGATTTTTTGTCCGTCTTCTACTATCCTTACTCTGTCTGCCCGTAATTGCCAAAGCTCAAGAATTTTATTCCCTGTTTCACTCCTTACTTTTAACCAATACGAATTTCCTAAAAGCTCTAAAGATGTTTGAGTTTCGTCAAGCATTTGAAATTTCGTTGTCAGCGGATTTACCTTTGCCAGCAAATCAAGCAAAGGGCTGTTCCTTACTTCATCAATCTTTTCGCTGTTCAAACCTCCGTTCACTTTATACAATTTGAATTTCGTATTCGCTACTTTTTGAGCAATCTTTTTTACGCAAGCATAAACTAAAAAGGACGCCTCATAGGAATCTAAATAATCTCTATTCGTAGGCATACTTGCCACATCGCTAAGAGATGAAGACCCTAAAGCTGTCCAGAAACTTTTCTTTTGATAAGTAAACCACTTTTTTATTCCGTCAAAGATGTTTGCCATTTTTTTTCTTTAATCAACTTAATTTTATCTTATCTAAAATTGATGTCAATCTTTACCAAATATGAAACTTGACAGGTTTATACTCATTGCTGAATATCGCTATATTATAACATACTCCTGCGACAGCATCAGACACATCCTTACTTCCGTTTTGAGGGTGGTCAACTTTCTTTCCTCTGACCAATTCTAATCTTTTGTATTCTTTCTGTAAAGGTGGACAACTGAAACAATCAAACCTTTTCGTATGTAGCATTTCCTTGAGCGTGTCATATGCCTTAGTATCTCTATCTACGGATAGAGTTTCAGAATTAAGCCCACGTTTCTGTAAAATCTGAATCGAATCTACTGATTGCCAACCATCATAAGAAACCTTTTCTATTGGAAAACCCCTGTCTTGTAAAGTGTAAACCAATTGCCTTACATCATTAAAATTTATCTCTCCGTTTGCTTGTGCTTTTATTTGAGCGATTAAATCAATATACACCTTCGGTCTTTCTTCTCCGTCTACTTCTTCATATCCGTTGAACTTTCCCATTGCGAATCCACAGCAATCCTTTTTCAAGGCCAAGTCAATATGAATAAAACGAGGTTCATCATCTTCACATTTGAAATCATCTTTCAAACTTCCGTCTTCGTTCATTGGATTTTCTCTGCTGGAAACATTTCTTTCTATGATATCAGCATCTCTATCAAAAGCTTCTAAGACGAGAGATGGTTTCGCCCCGAAATCTCTCATAAACTTTTCAGGGTTGCTATCAGCCGCCCTTTTGAAATCTATCGGGATACCCTTCCATACTTCCTTTGCGTTTCCGTCTTTATCTACTTTAGCGATAAAGTCAAAAGTTTCAGAAGACATTTTTCCTCTGTCTTTTACTTCCCAAGTTTTTAATCTTGACCCATAAATAAAGTCTAAGTTCTTAGATTTTTCGTAAAGGCGAGAGATAAAATCTTCCGCATATCTAACAGAGCTGATAACCATAATAAAACCCTTATTGCCGAAACGAGATGTCGTTCTATTCTTTACAGTTCCATAAATGTTTTCAGCTATTGATTTCATTTCATTATCTAAATACCAAGCCGCCTCATCTAAGATAGTAAAAATAACATTCATTCCGATAGGCATTGTTTCTTGTGAGTTTCCACAATACAAAACTATATTTTGTTTTGGAAAGCGAATTTCCGTCTGAAGTATTTCTGGCGTGTATTCTCGGAAAAAAGGACTATCTTCTATGAGCTTGCGAAGCCCAGCAAAAATAACATTCTTCGCTTGCGTTGCGTTTACTCCCATATTGACAATCGCAATAGGTTTATCATTACTTAATCCAAAATATCTATGAGGATTATCAA